AACTCACCCTCGCCTTGCGTGTGGTCGTACAGAAATTCGTTTCGGATGTAAGCCGTTACATACGGCGTGTCCACCATAAAGCTCATGCCACGATTCCGTATTCTTCGCGCAAAATCTTTTTGTAGGGCTTGCCTTCGTCTTTCAATTTTTTCACGAGCAGTAGTCGATCATATAAAGCCCATTGACTATCTTTTTCAAGCGCTTTGATAATGATTTGGAGTTCGTAATCGTTAATGGGTAAATCCATGATGCCTCCTATTACAACAAATCTTCTGCGTGCCGATACCACTGCGCGATCAGTTCTGGCCAACTCGTAAAATCGTTATACAAATCCTTGTTTTGGATTTCAAACGTATCGGCCTTTAACTCAAACGTCGTGCCATCGTTCCGCTCCCGCTCGGTGCCTTGACGGTAAAGCGTGGCGCGGTACAAAAACATTTCCTTGGGGAGCCAACCGCAAAACGTCAACTCGCGGTTGGATTTGTTAAAACTCAAAAACAGATACGCATGGCAGTCGTAGTTAATTTGTGACCGCAGTAGGTTATTGACGTAGTGCGGCTCGGGGTAGCGCGAACGGCCCATCGTTTTTACATCAAAGTTAATGCCAAACACCTGAAAATCGATGCCCCCATCAAACCCTGTGTCATGCTGCATCAGCGGCTGGCATAGCCCAAGATTAACCATGTTTTGACCAATCACGCCGACTAGTTGTTGCTCAACGTTGCCGTCACTCCCATCGCCGCGATGGCCGAGCTTGTGGCGTTTGGAAAATTGCCAACTTTCGTCCATTACCACATCCGGCACGATTACGCTGAAAGGCATGGCTGCTCCGGTACGGGGATCACGATGCCCATATCAGCACAGCGCTGGCTGATGAACTCAAGGTAATCGCTAAACTCCTGCTTGGTCAGTTTGCTTGAGCGTTTGAGCGGTCGGGTGCGTTCGCGGCCAAAGCCTGTGATCGTTTCGGTGCCTGCCCACTCACCCAAAAAATACTCGTGGATGTCCTGAAGCTCCCACCCTGCCAGTAATTCGCCCGCACCTTCAATCAAACTGGGATAGACCACCCCGAACAAAAACGCATTTTGTTGATGTGTTCGGGGCGGCTTCCACGGCTGAATTTCCACGCTCCACGCTTTCGTGGTGTCTAACCCCTGCACCATCCGCGTCACGGCAACGGTAAGTTGCTCTAGCGTCGTGCCAATGGGAAAGATGCGTTTCATTGGTTCGCCTTAAAAGGGGGCATCCATGTCATCCCAAGCAGGTTCTAATTTGGGTGTGGGCTTGGCTTGCTCCTTTTCTTGAAACGTCAAGCTCAAAAACTTATCGCCTGTTTTTTTGCTCGCCTTGATCCATGCCGAAATGTTGTAGTCCACGTTATTAATGACGGCAGAACCACGGTAATCGGGCCGCTTTTCGTGGCCACCCTTGTCGTTGCGGAATAACACGCCTTTCAAATTGGGATCGTATTGCATCATTTCACCTTTTCTAGCTGTTGAAGTTTGTCATCTAACTCTGCGAGGAACTTAAGTACCTCGGCCTCTAGCTCGGCAATGCGTTTATCGTCACGCGGAACCCGCACGATCAGCATTTGCAGATGCTCGGGTAGGCGGGGGTCGTAGCTCACGAATTCGCAAAACGCTCTGCCGGTGCAGGCCATTTGCCACTGCATCTGGGTTACATGTTTCTCGACCGGCTTGCCCGCTAACAGGTACTCCAAGTGAGTTGCGGTGTTAGGGCATTTGTATTCCACGCAGCCTTCACCCACAAACCCGTCTGGGGACGCCCCTGACATCGCAATGGTCGGGTGGTCTATGAACCCCACCTCCTCCACCAAATCGCCTGTACGGGCGCTGTAGGCGGCTCTGGCGGCAGGCTCTTGCTCGACACCCCAATCCATCGCGGCGTTACTGAAGTTAGACGCCTTCTGGCCGGTCAACCGTTCCACGATCAGATCGGCCATATAATTCTGGCGGCTCGCGCTGTAGCCCGATTTGGTCTTGGCGACGACATCCGCAACTCGGGATGCCGTCACCTTGCCTAACCGCGCCTGAAACCAATCGTCGGTGCGCTGCTCCATTACGCCGCCTCCGGCCCAGTGAGTTCTTTTTTGCGTGCGGTAAACGCATCGATGTGCGTCATGCGTTGCGCCTTATCCAGCCGCTTAAAGAGTTTGTTTAAATCGTCCACAGACGCTGCTGAATTGATCAGCGCGACGAGATCAGGGTCAACTTGCGGTGTCTTGCTGCTGCGGCCTTGTGCGGCCTCTGCGTCATCGTCGATCTGGGCAAGACCCACAATGGCAGCTAGCGCGTAGCGGCGGGCATACGTCAACCCAGAGCCTTGGCCCTGCGGGCTAGCATCTTTGGTCAGCACCGGCATTTCGCCCGCGATCCACTCGCCCGAGCTATGCGCGAGCGTTGTGACCAGCAGCAAGCCCTGCTCGGTCATGCGAGTCGTCTGCACGACTGACAAACCGTTAGCGGCTAACTGCTTACGGCAAGCATCCCAGCATGACGCAAGGTCAGCGTACTTGGATTTAAAAAACGGGTTGCTGCTGTCTTTCAGCGCACCCGTGATGTCGGCTTGGGCTTTGCTTAATGCGGCGGCCAATGCGCCAATGGTTTCACTCTGCATTATTCTGCTCCTCAAATTGCTGTTGTTCTTCTTGCTGTTGTTGTTGCCAAAAATCTTGGTTGTCGTCTTCCATTGTTATCCCCTTGCAGCTGTGGCCGTCGCACGGCTCAATAAAACCCGATAGTAGGTATACGCTTGCTATGACTAGCAGCGGCCAATATTTAACCTTCAAGGTCATACTCCCAACGACGCTCTTGCATGTCGTCTTCTGCTTTAAAAACAAGCGTGTTGTACAGCCCATCTGACATTTCGCTGGGGTCTAGCGGTAAGTCGGTGCCGAGCGGGGTGTAATCGCGTTTGTCGGCGTTATCGCCTTTGTGATAGACGCCTAACACATTGGCGCTTTCGATTTCGATGCAGCCGTCGTTGACGTCGTATTCGACGTTAATCTCGACTAGCGTGCCGTAGAGCCAAATTCGGGTGTTGAAATCTAACATGTGTGTTACCTCTCTGTGGTAAAGGGGGCGGCTTATGCCGCCGCTTCGTTACGCAGTTCGTCAATAAGCGACATCATGTCAAACGCTTCAGCAACGGTCGTGGCAAGTTGACGAGCGCCCAAGGATTCGCCGCAGTCCATAACAAACTGCAATCTCACCGCTGCGTCATGTAAGTAATTGCCTGCATCGCTTGCCGTTCTTGCTACTTGGATGAGATTGATGGCTTCAGTAACTATTTTAGTCTCGTAATAATTCATGTTGTAACTCCTATCTGTGGATACGTTGTGTCTGTCAACGGTTCCCAGTTTAGCAACCTAAACGGGTATGTCAACACCATTGCATAAAAAAAGTTAAACAAGCTAAACTGGCAGCATGGACATACAAAAGCTCATTAAACGATACGGCAGCCAGCAGGCAGTAGCCGCTGCATTTGGCGTGACCAAGGGTGCTGTCAGCCAGTGGGTGAAAGCGGGGGCGATCCCTGCGGCTCGGGTGTGGCAGCTAAAGGCGGGCCAGGTCAAGGCGCATGGCAAGCGATGACAGCCAGAAACGAAAAGCCCCCTTTGCGGGGGCTTGACGCGGCTAGAGGGTTAGCCTTACGCTTGGATTGCTGTTCGAGCGTGAGCGGAAGTCTGACTGACTGTTCTAGTCTTGTCAACCACCCCACCACGCTGAACGCTCGGCTAATTCTGGACGGGGAAACAACGCGCAGAGTTAGCTTAAACCTACACAGGGGTAGCCAGCTTGTAGGCACGCAGCGTAGAGTCGGGAAGCGTGAATGGCAGCAGGGAAACCTGTGAAAAGTTGCCGACAGCGGATGGCTCCGTCAGTCATCAATTCCGCACGATCTAACGTAGGCGTATTCCGTCTACAACGTGCGGATTCACCATCAGTCATCAGGGTATAAGAGGGTATCAGTATGGAATTAGATCAAGAGGCTTGGGATCGGTGGGTTGCATTCCGTAAAGCCATCAAGAAACCCATCAAGGAAGT